CAATTACGAAGCAAGCCGCGAACGCTTAGAACGCTGGTTGCGCACTTACCCAACAGGTCGCATTGAAACCCGCATTGTTGAATTCAGTGCTGAGAAGGGTTATGTCCTAGTTGAAGCGAAGGCGTATCGCAATGACACTGATTTACAACCAGCGGGCGTTGATTATGCTTACGGGTATCAGGGGGCGTACCAGCAAAACATGAAACGTTGGTTCGTTGAAGATTCGGTGACAAGCGCGATCATGCGTGTTCAACAATTGGTCATGGGCGGTGCTGAACGAAGCACCAAAGAAATCATGGAACAGGTGGAAACAACACCAGCCAAAGTCGCCAACACCGACACAACGGACTATTGGACAACCAAGTTTGGTGACATGCCAGCAGCCGAAAAAACAGGAATTCCTTCATTGGGTTCAAGCATGGAAGAAATAACAAAACAATTGGGTGGTGAATTGGTCAAGGAAGCACCCAAGTGCAGTCATGGACACCGCGTTTGGCGCACTGGTACAAGTTCCAAGACGGGCAAGGATTGGGCAAATTATTCATGCGTTGGACGCAAGCCAAATCAGTGCGACCCGTTGTGGTACGTCTTCACTAGCGACGGCACATGGAAACCGCAGGTGTGACATGGGCGATTTTATGGAAATCATTAACCCGCAAACCATGAAGGGCAAATTGCTGGAAAATGGTGAAGTTGTTGCTGAATACAAAGTTGAACAATGCGATAAGTGTTCAATCTTGGTGCGTTTTGACGCCTTCGGGTATCAAAAGGGTTACGGTGACGATAAAATCATTTGGTTTTGCAGGGATTGCAGATGAAAGTCACACTGACGCGTGATGAGGAATTCATTTGCCATGAAGCGGCAATTCATCTTGCCAAGCAAAACAAGGATTATTGGCAAACCCGTGAGGGTAGTTACACCAAAGACAAATCGCTTCACGAACTCATTGCACAAGACGCCGAAAGCATTGGCAGTGAATGGGTGGTTGCAAAATACTTGGGATTTCCATTTGACCCATTTGAACAAAAGGGCAAAACCAAAGCCGACGTTGGCAGTCACTTTGAAGTCCGGTGGACTAAGTACGTTGCGGGGCAACTGATAATCCATGAATACGATCGCACTGACGACGTTGCCATTCTAGTGACGGGCGAAAGTCCACATTATTTCATTGCGGGCTGGATACCCATTGCAATGGCAAAACGTCCAAAGTACCGTCACACCAAACAACCAAATTGGTGGGTCACGCAGATAAACCTTCAGCCGATTGAAAACCTGAGGAGAAGCAATTATGGAAACCGTTCAGTTTGAATGTCGAAAATGCAAGAAGATCACCAAGCAACTGATTCACAAAGTGACCGACAACCTGCCCGACGGTGTGGAAGTGCTTCAATGCACCAAATGCGAATTCATGGGCATTGCACTGATTGGTCAGTCAAATGCCAATCTATGAGTTTAAATGCGTCGTGTGCCAAATCAGTGTTGAGGTGGATAAGTCAATCCATGAAGAACACCAACCAATCTGCTGCGGGCAAAACATGAGTAGGGTCTATTCAACCTTTGGCATTTCCTTCAAGGGCGACGGTTGGGGACACCAGTGAAAAGTTATCCACAGGGTTCATCAACAGGGGTGCAAAACTTGTGGGACACGCCCAAGCCCACGCACAAAGTTATTCAACCCTTGACTGGGGGGTGTACGCTTGACGCATACAACAACACCCCGCCTTTTCGGGATAATCACAAGAATGAAGTTCTTTCAAATAATCTTAAAAACAAAAAGATAAAGATAAAAAGAATTCAATGGTTGTTGCTAATCACTAGCCTGATCGCACCGATAGGGGCAAGCCCTGCCCAAGCAAATGCGACTTACTCAATTGACCATTTGAAACTTTATGCACACAGTCGTTTGCTAGATTACAAAGAGTTTCAATGTTTCAATAAGATCATTACAAAGGAAAGTCGTTGGTCATACACTGCACGCAATGGCAGTCATTATGGATTGGGACAAATGAGGTCGAAGCATTACCGTGATCTTGACCCATTCAGACAGATAGACGCAACGATTCGTTACATAACAAACCGTTATCAAACACCATGCAAGGCATGGGCGTTTCATCAAGAACGGAACTATTACTGACATGACTTCAGCACTTAAACACAGTGGTTCAACAAGCCAATGGCGCAAAATCAGACAACGAATCTTGCAACGCGATTCTTACACTTGCCAGCAATGCGGAATGGAAGGCAATTCTGTTGACCACATAATTCCAAGAAGTCAGAATGGAAGCGACGAAGACTGGAATCTTCAAACCTTGTGCATTTCATGCAATTCTGCGAAAGGGGGGCGGTTTTTTAATAACGCTTCGACACCCCTGACCCTTCCTGTTTTAAATTCCCCCAAAAACGGTTCAAGAAGCCACGAAAATGACTGAGAAGGTCTTAACAGGTCACCAACCGACCCAAGAAGCCTTAGAAGGGCTTCAAACGGTTTTGGGTAGGGACGCAGATCGTGAAAACGCCCTGTTTGGGGTGCAAACCCCCCGAATTCACACGCCATTGAACGATTTACCGTCACGCGGGCACGAATTGGTTGACTTGGCTTCCAGTTTGAAGATTGAACTCATGGAATGGCAGAAATTTGCGCTGATAAATTCACACAAGGTTAAACCTGACGGGCGTTGGGCGTCACCTGTCAATTGCATAGTCGTGGCAAGACAGAACGGAAAATCGTTTTTGCAGTTGATTCGAATTCTTGGGGGCTTATTCTTGTGGGACGAAAACTTGCAAATTGGTTCGGCGCACCGCTTGTCAACGTCGCTGGAACAATTTCGGGCAATGGTTCAAATCATTGAAGCCAACGAATCACTGGCAAAACAGGTCAAGAAAATCCGCTGGCAACATGGCGGCGAAGAAATCGAAACGATTACTGGAAATAGGTTCATTGTGCGCGCTGGTGGTTCGGCTGCTCGCGGTGTTTCCCGACCTTCGACAATTCACTTGGACGAATTGCGCGAAATGACTGACATTGAAAGTTTTGCGTCATTGCGTTACACGCTCATGGCGGCTGCCAACCCAATGGTCATGGCGTACACAAATGCTGGTGATTCCAGTTCCGTTGTGCTGAATCAGTTCCGCGATCGCGCGCTGGCAAGCATTGGCGGCGTTGAAGATGAAATTGGGTATTTCGAATGGTCAGCACCGACTGACGAAATTAGCGTGGAAAATGCACGGCATGCAAACCCGTCAATGGGCACACTCATTCACGCCGACAACATTAAGTCGGTTTTAAATGACCCACCTGACGTTGTAATGACTGAAGTCTTGTGCCGTTGGGTCGTTGCCATAAATAGCGCGGTGGATTCGGCTTCATGGGGTAATTGCTTGGACAAAACCGTTGACTTGGACGTGGACAAATTGACATGGCTTGCCATTGACTTGTCCCCTGATCGCAGACATGCAAGTTTGGTCGGGGCGCAAAAACTTGGGGACGAAAAATTTGTGGTCAAGTTGCTTCACACGTGGACAAACGAATTGCAGTTGGACGACAAGGCAATTGCCAACGAATTGGCAGACTATGCGCGCAAGTACCCAACCGAATACGTTCTTTATTCACGCAAAACCAGTGGCGCGGTCGCCGCCCGCCTTGCACCCGCAGGAATTGCAATTTTCGACATGGACGGGGCTTACCCACAAGCGTGCGACGAAATGTTGTCAGCAATCAACAGTGGACGTTTGAAACACAGGGGACAAAGTCAATTGTCCGAAGAAGTTTTGGCTGCGGTGCAATTGCGTCGTGGTGACGGCGGTTGGGTTATTGGACGAAGGGCGTCACAGTCCGTCGTGTGCGGTGCAGTGGCAGTTGCGCTCGCAACACATTTCGCGACACGCCCAGACAATGATCTTGACATCATGGTTGGCTGATCGTATAAGCCTGACACAATTCAGGCATGGCATTTATTGACTTATTTACACGCAAGGCTGACGCTGCCGTCACAGTTGACGCCGCGCAAGTGGACGCTGCTGCTATCGCGCCTTATTACAGTGAAGTAGGAAATCTATTTCTATTTGGCGGGATAGTAACCGCGTCACGCGCTGAAGCAATGAGTGTTCCAACTTGTGCGCGTGCGCTTGGAATTATTCAAACAATTGCTTCACTTCCAATGCACACACGCAATGAAGCAACTGGTGAAAAAATTACACAACCGCGTGTGATTAACCAACCCGACCCAAGAATTCCGGGCGCAACATTTTGGTCATGGATTATTTCAGATTTATTTTTCTTTCCTGCTGCATACGCATTTGTTATGGAACGTTATGCAGACACAGGAAAAATTCGCGCAATGGAACGAATTGCACCTGAACGCGTAACAATTACAACAGACGGCATGGGTTATGAAATTGCGTCGTACGCAATTGACGGTTCTTATGTTGACCCTGCAAATCTTGTTGTTTTCAACGGAACACAAGAAGGATTGTTGTCACGCGCTGGTCGTACCATAAAGGCTGCCGCTGCCCTTGAACGCGCTGCAATGAATTTTGCAAATGAACCAATTCCGCAAATGGTTTTGAAATCAAACGGAACTTCATTGCCACCTGATCGCATTTCAAAGTTGCTGACTTCATGGCGTACTGCTCGCGCTAATAAATCAACCGCGTTTTTAAATGCTGACGTTACGCTTGAAAGTATTGGTTACGACCCAAAGAATTTGCAGTTAAATGAAGCACGCAATTACGTTTCACTTGAATTGGCGCGTGCGTGTGGTTTGCCAGCGTATTTTACTGATTCACAACAGTCCAGTTTCACCTATTCCAACGCTTTAGACAAAAGGCGCGACCTTGTAGATTTCGCGTTCAGAAATTACATGTCCATAATTGAACAACGTTTGTCATTTGCTGATTTCACACCAGCGGGAAACAAAGTCATGTTTGATCTTGACGATTTCTTGCGTGGCAACCCTTATGAGCGCGCGCAAGTTTATGAAATCTTGAATCGTATCGGCGCAATGTCGGTCGAAGAAATACGCGAGGAAGAAGACATGCTGCTATGAGCAAAAAAGTAATCACACCAATGCAAATCACTGCGGCAGATTCAAACAGTCGCACAATCACTGGTCGAATTGTGACCTTTGAAGAAACTGGAAACGCTTCAATTGGCAAGGTTCAATTTGCTGCTGGTTCAGTAGAACCAACCGCCGTTTTGCTTAACCTTGAACATGATCGTACCCGCCGAATTGGCAAAACCCTGCAAATCGGATTTTCAGCCGATAACAAAGGAATTGACGCAACATTCAAGATTGCGGAAACAACTGCGGGCAATGACGCACTTGTTGAAGCGCAAGAAGGTTTGCGCGACGGTTTTAGCGTTGAAGTTTCATTTGATGAATACGACACAATGAAAGACGGAACAGTTCGCATTTTAAAGGGTGAACTCACTGCCGTTGCATTGACGTCTGAACCTGCTATCCGTTCAGCGCGTGTTGCCGAAGTTGCTGCAACCGAAGAAGAAGAAATTTCAGATTCGACAATCGAACCTGAAGCACAACCAACAAAAGGAGAAGACGAAGTGGAAGACACCGTCAAAGACGCTGCAACCGCCGAAACGGTTGAAGCCGCCCAGTCAGTCACCGCAACTGCTAACGCAGTAGGTGGTTGGAAAGTAACACCACGAATCGAAATCACTGCTGCCAAGTACCTAGAAAACAAAATGCTTGCAGCAACAGGCGACGAGGCTGCACGCCAGTACGTTTTAGCAGCCGACAACACAACTGACAACGCTGGACTTGTTCCAACACGTCAACTTTCCGAAGTAATCAACGGACTATCAACAACAATCCGCCCAAGCATTGACGCAATTTCTCGCGGCACATTGCCTGACGCTGGAATGACTTTTGAAATTCCAAAGATCACAGTTGCACCGACAGTCGCAGTTGTTGCGGAAGACGGCGCGTTTTCTGAAACAGACCAAAATTCTGCGTTCTTATCAGTGGACGTCAAAGGCTTCAAGGGTCAGCAAAAATTTAGCGTTGAATTGCTTCAGCGCACATCGCCACAATTTTATGATGAGTTATTGAAGAACATGGTTGCGGCAATGGCTAAGGCACAAGACGCGTACGTGAACTCAGTGCTTGTTGCTGGTGCAACTGCTGACGGAACTGCAATTACAACTTATCCAACAGCGGCTGAATTGCTTGGTTTTGTTGCACGCGGTGCAGCAAGCGTTTATGGCGCAACTGCTGGTCTTGCAAATCCATTTGCACGCAACATTCTCATGAACACTTCACAATGGTCAAACGTCATGTCATTAAATGACAGTGGACGTCCAATCTACAACGAAGTAACAAACCCAATGAATCAGCCTGGTCTTGCAACACCAACTTCACTTCGTGGACGCGTTGCAGGTCTTGATCTATACGTCACCGCAAACACTGCTGCGACAACAGACACAGACGATTCAATTCTGATCATCAACCCTGACGCTTATACATGGTACGAAGGAAGCACATACCAGTTGCGCGCAGAATCAACCGCTGACGGTTCAATCACAGTGGGCGTTTATTCATTTGGTGCATGCGCAACAAAAATTGCTGCGGGTGCATTTGGTGTGAATAAGTCATAATCCACAAACACTAATCATGCGGCGGGTTCTCCCGATCTCGCCGCAGCAGATCGAAAGGAACGGACATGCCAGCCATTGTCACTGCAAGTCAATTGCGCACGGTGCTTGGCGTGTCCGTTTCC